CAGTTACGGCATGTGGTTTACGCCACCTGATATCGGGGTCACAGTGGTGTGTGTTTTTCTCAACGGCGACCGCAGCCAAGGCTACTACATTGGGGTCATTCCCGAAGATGGCCTGGGCAGTCAAGTGCCTGCTGGTGCAGCGTCTAGCACTAGATTTGAATCAGACAATAAAAATCAACAGGCATATTTTGACAAAGCCACTAGACTACCTGTGACCGAAATCAACATCAACAATGAAGCCATCTACAATGATCCAAGATTTTACGATCAGATCAAGCCAGTACACAGTTATGTCGCACAAGGACTGTTCCAGCAGGGCCTGATTGACGACATCGAACGCGGAACTATTACATCCAGTAGTCAGCGAGAGACTCCCAGTTCTTGTTTTGGAATATCAACACCGGGCTTGCCAATTTTTCAGGGGGGAATGAAGCCCAATGACATACGCAAAAAACTCAACGACGGATCAATCAAACCCGAAGAAGCCCGGGTAATTGGGCGTGTGGGCGGCCACAGCTTGGTCATGGACGATGGCAACCTGGAAGGCGACAACGCCATGATCCGACTTAGGACTACCAAAGGCCATCAAATCACCATGAGTGATACTGGCAACTTCTTTTACATCATTCATGCCAACGGACAAACATGGCTGGAATTTGGTGTGGAAGGCACAGTGGATGTGTTCAGTACCAACAGTATCAACCTGCGAACCAACGGTGACATCAACTTGCATGCTGATCGTGACATCAACATGTATGCGGGCCGCAATCTCAAAATGAAAAGCAAAGAAGCCATGGAGATTGAAAGCGTCACTACTTTGGTCATGCAGTCGCAAACAGATCTGACCTTGTACAGCAAAACAACTGTGGCGGTCAAATCAGACGGTACTCTTGCCTTGGACAGCAAAGGTGGATCATGGGCAGGTGGCCAAAGCCTAAAACTCAAGAGCGATGTGATTGATCTTAATGGTCCTGCAGCACCCACAATAACTGCGCCCAACCCCATTGTCAAAACCAAGGTCGACGACACAAGATTCAGTACCTCCAAAGGATGGCAGGTGGATTTTGCCAACCTAGAAAGCGTCTGCAGTCGAGTAACCAGTCACGAACCCTATCCCTATCACAATCTGGGAGTGGATGTGGAAACAGAATTTGAGGCAGGCCCTCCAACGCCTCCTCCAGGTGCCGAACCTGTGCCACCTGGCGTGGAAATTATAGCAAAATAACATGGCAACATTTAACTTTACTTTGCCCAACGGCAAACCGTTTGAAGTCAAAGCACCACCCGGCTTTAGCCTTGAGCAGGCCAAGGCGGTGTTTGACAAACAGGCCGAAACAGGCAGCCTGGTTGGACTAAAGCCCGGCATGGTCCTCAGCGCGGCCACACAGGCAGCACAGGGCCTGGCCAGTGCACAAGCTTTGCTGACTCAGGCACAATCCGGAGTTGGCGACGCACTGCAAAGTGCGCTGGGTGCAGCAGGCGGTGCACTCGGCGGTAGTCTAGCTGATGTGGCCAGCGGACTAACAGGTGCAGTGGGTGCTGCTGTATCTGCATCAGGTGTGGCCTCTGTTGTGACCGGTGGCGCTGCCACTGCCATCAACACAATAAATGGAATTCTTGCCAATGCGCCAGTGGTCAACGAGATAAACTTTGCTGATTTTGCCACGCAAATATCTGGGGTAGCACAGATTGGTCCCTTGACTGTGCCTGATGTCACAGCAGTGCTTGCACAGGTTCGAAAGCTGGTGGACCAGACTGGAACCATTGTGACTGATGCCAAAGGCCTGGGCGAATTTGGCCTGACTCCGGCACAACTAGAAGCTGCCGGTATCCTGAAGCCTGGCATGGCCAAATTTGTAGCAGACGGGGCTTCGTCCATAACAGACCTGCTCCAAAGCCCAGCTGCATTTACCGGCAAAGATGCAATCACAGGAGTGCAAGATATTTTGAACAATCTTGTGAAACAAGGACTGATACAACAAGATCTAATGAAAAAAGGTCTTGATGCCCTCAAGGCATTTGGAATTCCTGCAGATCTGTTGAGTGCAGCAGGTGCAGCAGGATCTATTGTGAACGCAGCCAAAGATCCTCTTGCTGCTGTGGACCTGCTCAAGAACCTTCCGGGCATTGGTGCGGATCTAGCCAACGAGCTTACACGCAACATCAAGGCTGGTGGCTGGGCAGCAGCATTGCAAGCAAAAATACCTCCAATTTTCAAAGCTGAAACAGTGCCGGTTCCCACTGCCAACACAGTCAACAGAGACACTGTCAATGCTGCAATAACCAGAGTACTAGGCAATCCCAAGATACCTGCCCCCAACTACGGACCAGCAGAGCCTGTGCCTGGCCAAGATGAAGAAACTACTGCAACATTGAAGAGCCTTAGTACACAAATCACTGAAGGCGTAGCCACTACTAATCAAGCAGCCATAAGATTGCTTGGAAACGTTGCAAGTCTCGAAAGTCGACAGACCATCACTGCTCAGGAGTGGGAGGCTGTGAGCAACGAGCGATCGCAAGTGAGAGAAAAGTATAACTCCACAGTTCTTCCATTGATTAGACAGTTCAACACATTGTTTGATTCGGCACCCAAAGACATCAATCAAACGTTTGCAGCAACAGCCAAGCGCCTGGGGGCTGAAACTCGTGAATTGGTTACCAACGCTGTTGCGCTCAACACGCGGATAAAAGAATTGGCTAAGAAGATTGAGGACGGCGGCGGCGAATAAATAACCATATGGCACAAACATTCATTGGATTTAACACACAAGGTCAGTTCAAAAAATTCACTCTCACAGGATTTGAATTGATCAAGCGTGACCTCTTGAATGCATTCAACATACGCCAGGGTCAGTTGCCTGGACGACCGGGATACGGCACAGTGCTGTGGGACTTTTTGTTTGAGCCGCAACTGGAAGCTGTAGCACGAAACATTGAACAAGAAATCCAGCGTGTGGCCGGCGGCGACCCTAGAATCTACATCAACAGTACACAGGTATTTCCCCAGGGTAATGGCATATTAATTCAAATTGAACTTCAGGTTGTGCCCAGCACTGACGCTGAACGACTCAGTATCTTTTTTGATCTTGAGCAGCGCAACGCCACCTACGTATAACTGAGCCGTTTTTAGTCTCGATAAATAAAACACGAGGCTTACTAGAATGGCAACAACCACAAGACAAACAGCAATTTTTGGCGTTGAAGACTGGAAACAGATCTATCAAACCTACCGAGAAGCAGACTTCCAAAGCTACGACTTTGAAACCCTACGCAAGAGTTTTGTAGATTACTTGCGGTTGTACTATCCTGAAACATTCAATGACTACATTGAAAGCAGTGAATTTATTGCGCTGCTGGATGTGATTGCATTCATGGGTCAAGCCCTGGCTTTTCGTACTGATCTCAACACACGTGAAAACTACTTGGATACAGCAGAACGTCGTGACTCAGTCACACGTCTGGCTAATCTGGTCAGCTACACTGCCAAACGCAACACAGCGGCACAGGGCCTGCTCAAAGTGTTTTCTGTGACCACAACAGAAAACGTGATCGATTATCAGGGTGTGAACCTTTCTAACTTCACCATCAACTGGGCCGATCCTACCAATCCTGATTGGCAAGAGCAATTTACTGCAGTGTTGAATGCAGCCTTGGTAGATTCACAGCGTGTGGGCCGTCCGGGCAACCGCAACACTATCTTGGGTGTACGTACAGACGAGTATGCCATTAACCTAGTACAGGGATTTTTGCCAATTGTGCCTTACACTGCCACAGTGGATGGTGTTACCATGCCATTTGAAGCAATGTCGTCTACATCAGTAGGCGAAGATTACCTGTATGAACCTAGTCCTAGATCCAACCAGCCATTCAACATCTTGTTCCGTAACGACAGCCTGGGCTTCCAAAGCGCCAATACTGGATACTTCTTTATGTTCAAACAAGGCGTGCTGCAGAACCAAGATTTTAACTTGCCTGAGCGCATCAGCAATCGCACAGTAAACATCAACATTGAGGGGGTCAACAACGAAGACCGTTGGCTGTTCCAGCTAGACAACGTGGGCAACATCAATCGAGAGTGGGAATACACTGAAAACATTTACTCAGCTGCTGCTGAACAATTGGGCACCAGCCTGCGCTCCATTTACACAGTCAACTCCAGAACCAATGACCAGATTACCATGGTGTTTGGCGATGGCGTGTTCTCAGAAATTCCTGTGGGCACATTCAGAGCCTATGTACGTGCCTCAAACGGCCTGCAGTATATCATCAACCCTGAAGAGATGCAGGCAGTGACCATTCCCATCAGTTACATCAGTCGCAATGGCAATCTTGAAACTATCACGTTTACCTGTGGCATCACACAACCTGTAAGCAACAGTCAAGCCAGAGAA